TTTATTTAACTATGAATGGTCTAAAATATCTTTATACTTTGTACCGTCTGACATTTCGCCATAATCATTAAATTCATCTGCTGTTGATTTTGATTCTTCTGCTAATTCTTGATGACACGTATCACATAAACAATCTTCACGTGGTGGATTAATAGGTTTTTCACAATCTGTACAATGATTTGGTATAGGCATTATAATATCTCCGGTGTTGTTAATTTCATTATTTGTGTATACCCCCACCACAAGCTTCATAATAACTGCAATACTTTTCACTACACTCCCAAGAAAGAACTGGAGCAAAACCTAATCTTACTGGTGGTTTTCCTTCTATAATTGATTCATTGACATTATGCCAATAATCTACAGCATCTTGTATACATGACATTGGCACTGCTAATTCTCTTATTTGAGAAGTGTCTTTATTGTAAAAAAGTAAAGCTATAGATTTTAATTTTGGAATATCTATATTATCAGGAATAAAAAATTCATTATACCAATAAGCGTATGTTGCTGTTTGTAACATATAATTTTTTGCAGAATCAGGGTTATAATATTTTTTACCAAATATAGTTTTCCATTTCCAACCATTGCAAGATTTAATATCGTATAGCACACCATCGTCTATCATCACCAAATCAATAAACCCCCGCACATTTAAATCATCTATAAATATTTCTTTTTCAATAAATATACGAGAGCCATTGTCTTTTGCGTACCATCTAATAGCATTTTGTATTTCTTCATGTATAACATCGCCTAATCGAAATAAACGTAAAGTATCGCTATCTATTTCAGACCCAGTTACTTTTTCTATTGAAGAAAAATAATGTTTACGAGCGCACAACCCAGCGGCTGAGGAATGAAACCATTCTTCCATTCCTTCATACCGCTTGGATTTTTCCGCATTTAAATGAGCGACATAATCATCATAAATTTTAGCTACTTTTGATGTCTTTTTCAATTAACGAATCTGTGTTTAATTTTTTAGTTTTAACAACGTCTTCAACCATTGAGCCAAGTTTGTCTTGCATGGAAATATTTTCCATAGTACAAATTAATTTAAACTTGCGCCAAGTCGAATTGTCACATCTAAAAGTTCTCATATTTCCCATTTGTTTCCTCTGTTTCTAAACGAATTTAAAGAGATAATAATTCCCATCAAATACTTTTTTTATGTTTTATTGTATTATTTAATACAAGGTATGTATATATATAGTAATATATATATTAATTAATTTAACTATAACTTTAACATAGCTTAAGCCTAAGCATAAGCCTAGGCTTAAGTATATTATTTCGTTGTTCAACAAATACGAAACCCACCTGAAAATTTACAGAACTCTGCAAATTGTTCTATAGAGTCTCTATCGAAAGGATAGTTACAACTAAAAGATTTTATCTTTCCTTTACCGCTACACCCATTGCAACCGTTACAACGGTGAGCGTGTTCATAACTAACACTGCCATCATCTGTTTTCATATTTTTATGATGACTTAACCATTCTATTTCAGATTGCCAACCTTCCCACCCTTTGCGAACACCTGTTCCTTTGCAGATTTTACATTCTTCTAATGGTAGGGATTCCATTTCTTTAACGTATGCATTTTCATACCTTCTTGTATGACCATTTTTAAGCAATTTGTTCAACCTTTGTGCAATCTTTATTGATTTTGTTTTAGAAATTTTATGTCCATCATTTGAGCTTCCATAAATAATATCCTTTTTATTAAGAATATCTCCACAATTATCAACTACATAATTCCATAAAGGACGCCAAAACCATACATTCGCTCTAAAATAAGCACCCTTTGTATTGTCTTGCCAAGTAAAATATGCTTCCACTTGCTTTTTATCCCAACTAACATTAAAATCAGGCGTAATTTCACCGCTGGGCTTTAGACCATATAAGTCCATTCCCATAAGATACCTCCTTTTTTATGATTCAGCTTTTAAATGCGTATCTAATTTAGCATTATAATCTGAATCGCTTTGATTTTCTACTGAGTACGTACCAGACGTTACTTCACCCATTGATGTACAAAACTCATCCCAATCTTTTATGCGAGATTTACTTTTTAATACATCTCGTAAAGTTTGTAAAGCTTTTTTCATATTTTTTATTCGTTTCATTGCTTTTTTAGAGTCCATATCTTCATTTACAGCAATATTTGCTGTATACGTCATAGCTCCTACTATCGTAGAATGTACACAAGCTTCCTTTAGACTATTACAAATGATTTTATGCAAGTTTTTACGCTCTGAAAAATATTGCTTCATTATTACATAAAACATTGTTGGGTCAGGTACGTGCTGCATAAACTCAGCCATATCTGAACTCAATTTCAGTTGCATTTCATTTTTATCATTTATTTTTGAATAGTCACCAGGGGGAATTGTTATTGATACTTCAATTTCGCGAACACCAGTTTTTGTGCCACGTTTGTATTTTGCCTCCATTATCTTATCCTTTTTGTTATGTTAATTAAATCTTTTCTATTCGCACATCTATGCACTTCACCTTGAAAACCGCGTCTATAATCCGCATGATAATCATCATTCGCGTCATAATCTTGATTAAACCAATGAATAGTATTATTCTCAGAGCATTTTCTTAAAAGTGATGCACCATCATAATCGCCAAAGAAAAATATTACTCTGTTCTTAAAATAATTTTGCATATGATTTAATTTCAAAACTATATCATCTACCCTTATTCCATTGTTATCTTCAAACATTGGCTCATAATCATTGATTCTTGAGTTAAATTGATGGGTTAATCTCGCATTAGGAGCTAAATAGATGTCCACACTACCTAATTTATTGGCAAGAGATGCGATTTTGTGATATAATATTGATTGTCTATGACAACTTGGTGAGCTGTCTAATACTAATGCTATGTTTAATTTCTCTTTTGATTGCATGCAACTATAAATATTTCTTTTTGTAATTCCACGCATCATTAATTCATTCATATCCCATTCATCTTCGCCTATGGTTGGTTCGCCAATATGGTCTTCTGCATATTTACTTATCATTCTTGCAAAAGAATTGGATAATCTTTTGTCTTTAGATTCAATCGCACTTTTAAATGTATTATGCGATTCTTCTTTATTGATACGAATTATTTTTTCTTTAAAATCTTGCGTCCATCTCTTTTCATCATCAAAATAGTCTAATCTGTTATTAGATATCTCTGCATAAGTTTTATTTTGCTTCATTTGATTAATCTTTGGACTTTTACGAATAGGTATTTTAGGTAATGCTACCTTTTTAAATTTTTTCGGCTTTATCGCCTTTTTTGCCTGTGCAACCTTAGGAATAGAGTGAATATTTTTAATTGCGGTGTCTATACCGCCCGCCCCCACAGCAGGTAACCCCTCAGTTTGCTGTGAAGACGGACGTTTGCTTGGTATAGATTGCGGTTTCCAATTCCGCCAATCTCTTTTAATTAGCTTATCCAATATTCTCCACCGATTTAGCTAATTGATTAACAGTTTTAACTGCATTCGAAAATACTCGTACATCCTTATTATCATTATAAGGTTTAAACTTATATGAAAATATAGCAATATCATCCATAAAATATAAATTTATTGGATAACCGCGTAATGAACGATAACATTTGCTCATAATTCTACGGCTTCTACCTTGAGGTTTCCAACCGCGTGGTTTTAAATGAGCACTTATCTTTTTCGAATTAACTGTTACAGCTTTATATACAGGAATACCCTCGCCATAATCGTATCTGTGAAACTGTTTTGATAGTTCAGACAGTCCTTGCAGAGCTGTATGAGTAGGCGTTCCATGTATATCAATGCTTATTTTTAAGTAATCTATATACTCAGAGTTTGTATTAATACGCATCGTAAAACCCTTAGAATTGTATTCAATAAAATCACCAGTATCATTAATACTGCTAGCTCCACCAACCACTTGAGTAAAACAAGCGGGAAGTGTATCATCATTGTGCAATATTTCAGAGTACTGTATATGAGTATGATTGATTAAGTTGCGAATATTCAATAGTCCTAATTGTCGGATAGACCTAATATCATTAGCAATAGCTAATCCAGTTCTATCTGTTAACCAACTATCAGAAGTTAAAAATGGTTTTGTTCTACCAGCTTTAAAGTATCTTGCTATTGAGTTCAGTCTTTGACTTGTACAAATAAGCACAAGACCATCTGTATCAGTCCATCTCATATCAAGAGTAAACCCATCAGCATCATCTTCATTTCTAGGAGAATGTATGTATCTAGCAACTACTTCTGTTTTTGAACATCTTCTAATTTGCCAATTTTCCCATCGAGGCATCCATCTCAAATCAGTTCGTTTACAGTTGCTATCTACAAATACTACCTCTCCATTTATTCTTCTGCTTTTTTGGATATATTCGCCAACATTCAAAAGCTGTAAAGGTTTTTTACGTATTAGTTTTCCGTGCATGACTTCAAATTCATTGACATTAGAAGTATCATCTGCAACTTTACCGTATTCCATAGATTGATGTGCATGAATAGAATAATTTGTATCATCATAATCATACATACCATAAATTTCGCTATCTTTAGGCATGTCCTTATCATTTTCTACTGGCTTCGTAGAAGTATGGTACTGTACCTTCTTTGGCATAAGAACCTTATTCTTCTTTTCCTTCTTTTTATTGTGCATCTCACCAGTAAATGAATCGACATCTAGCTCAACTGAATCAGTAATATCAGTATACTCAACATCCTTAGCATCAAATAATAACTTATGATTTTCAGGAGTTTTAGTAACATACTGGTATACTAAGTCATTCCAGTTTGAACCTTCGCCCAAAAACGAAATAGCATCAAGTAATTGACGAATTTCCTGTATAGTGGCAGGTTTACTCATACCACTCATTACAGCTTGTTCGTACAACTTAATTGCATTACCTAAGTGCGGATGACCATCATGCGTCAACATCAAAGCAGACATCACGAGACTTGGAGCAAGTGGGTTTACATCTATTTTAGGGAATCTTCGTAGCAATGCTTCATGAAAATCGCGTTCATCGTTTGCAGTAAAGAATATGAACATATTTTCAAGATTTGCATTGATTTCAGAACCAGGAATAGATAAACGGCCATACTGAAGGAAATCTAAAAAGAATCCATCAGCAGTAGGTCGTGTTTTATCCCACTCGTCAAGTACTAGCATCACAGGTTTTTTATGCGATGCCTCAGCAGCTTTAAAAACGGTTGATTTTTTAATCTCTACGCCACTCTTAGTGTTTTCACTTGGAAACATTTTGAGCACTAAGTCATCTTCGCGTGTCCCTGGAGCGCATTGATAGAAAAACATTTCTATACCAAGCGTTTTGCTCAGAGTTATCGGAAGGAAACTTTTACCTGTACCTGCTGGGCCGTACAAAAAAGCGCCGCTGACAGGTTTTGTCTTTATGGCACTTGTTATACTTGCAGCAAAAGGTACACCGCAGATATAACCGTTTTCATTCAGCGACTTGTGAATGTTCTTGACAGTTATTTGCATTAACGTAACCTTAACTTTTGTATTTTATTTTGTTTTTGTAGTTTGTTGTTCTTTTTACGCAGCTCATCTATAATGCTATGTAGGAATCTTATATACATTCCCATTATTGCGATTATACTTCCTGCGACTATTATTGTATTTAACATAGTTCTTTTATAAATCTTTTAGTCTAGCAATATCATATATTCTTTTGGGTAATACTCTTTAAACCAGTCTAAACATTTACGTACAATCTTCCACATGCCAAATTGTTCTGCGCCCATACATAAATCATAGACTGCCACCGCTTCTGGCTCAAGTTCTATCTTTTCACCAGTAAATCTATTAGCAATTACTTCCTTTTCCTTGAATATGACAATATCTGGAAATAATTTCTTAGCTTTGTCTTTTGCGTTCATCTTATCTCCTTATTGATGAATATTTACCGTTATATATTTGCCATACTTTGTATGGACTTGCGATTCCAATACCATACCTTTTTGGCCCAGCTTCGAAATGTATAGAGTATGCTCCATTCCACGGCCACCATACATCTATGCTATTTTGACCACAGCACGAATTCGTTGATATATTATACCAAGATTTCTCGATGTGCTTCATCTTAAACCTATTTTTTCTAATAATCTGTACAACCACGATTGGCGACAGTAATTCTTCCACGCTGAAAATACAACACCAGTTCTTGAATGATAGTTTTCTTCAATATCTGCTTTAACATCTACAAGTTGCTGTAATTTATTTATCACAATATATGGAGCATCATTTAGTTTTGCTTCATTAATCATAGCAAGAATCTCTGAACTGGTCTTTTTATCTCTACAGTAATCGATTAACTCCTGCCATTCCTTTACATCACTTTCCATCATACTTCTCCCATTCCTCTGCAATACGATTCATACTTTGCGTTTCCAATACTACTTCCTCTATTAACCGTTGCTGATATTTAAGAGCGTAGATATTTTTAACGCCATCTACTTTTATTGAGTGATTTACTTTTAATAGTAGTTGATTTACTTTTTCAAGCTTGTCATCAATAGTGCATAGTATACGAAACGGTACAACCTTGTCCATATTGCATTTGGTACAACATTTGCCTTCTTTTAAAGGTTCTGCATTGTGTCCTTCTGTCCAAATTACTTTATCTGGTTCAGACTTTATTACCTGCGTATCTATCTCGTTACCGCACAAACAACAATCGAGATTGACTACTTTTAATTTTTTGTCTTTACTCATTATTGCTCCTCATGACCTGTACTACATCTAATTCGCTTAATTAAATCAAATAGATATTTACGTTTGTAATCGCTATTACCACACATTGCTTTATTATGTCCATCTATAGTCTTCATACATTCTTCAAGCAATCGTTTTAAGTACATAACATCCTGTCCATCGCTTCTATGACCACCATATTCATATAGTGTTCTTTCGCATATATCGAAATCTTCATCTGATAATTTATTCCACCATACACGTTGCACTACAGTTCTAAGAGTAGGATTAAATTCGCAATCCTCTAAAAAGAACTCACCATCACCATCAACAGTACCATCATTAAACAATGGATATAATGTTGCTGTCTCTGTATTAAGTACAGTACTTATACTATGCAATATTACTTCATTTGGACGCAAGTTTTGATTAACTTGCTCATCCTGTAATAAAGCATCAGTATCTTTATCACCTGTTACAATAGGTGTTGTTACTTTGTCTTTTTTCATGTTACCTTCCTTTTGTTGTAAATATAGGGTAGCACACTTTTTTCACTCGTGGAAGGAGAGAGCGTAAGTATGACATTAAATGCACTACCCATTAAATCTTTTGTGTAATATATTTAAAATATTAATTCACCTGTATGCAACAGTTTTTCACTTGTAACATCTGTTCCATCTACATCAACTTTTGTTACCTGCTCAATATCACCAAGTACAATACCATTATCAAGCATAACACCTATTAGTTCGTGGTCTTCATTAGGATTACCGCTACCTTTTAGTATTAGGTAACCTTTATTTATTTTACTTAAATCATAAGAGGTTGCAATAATCTCGTATGTTTTGTTGTTTTCTTCTTCCATTGTAACTTCCTTTGTTTTACTATCCAAAGTATTGTTTAACCTTGTTTTCTACGTTCTTAAAATTACCCATTTCAATATCCATCAGTATTTCTTTTATACGTTCTTTCTTTATATCCTTGTTACTCTTTATACACGTAACCAAAGATGGTGGTATAAACCTCAAATTATCTGTTTTAAGACGTTTTTCTTTACTTTTCGAGTTGTTACTCGACTTATTATTAAAATTGTGTTTAGTGGTTATATTTCGTATTGTGTCAATTATACACAATGGAGTAGTTATTTCGGGAAGTGTTACTTTTCCCGTATCTTTATCAATTTGTTTTACAGTCTTTTTTCGTAACCTATCAATATAATTTGTAGTTGATAATTTACTCGTAAATGTTACTTCTTGAGTTTCTATTTTATTATCTGTAGAAACTTCGATTAAAATCTTTTTATTGTTTATAGTTGTAATTACGGTATGTGTCATTTTGTTTTGTTAAGTTACTCTAAAAAATTACTTAAAAAAATGGGTACATCAATAAAGACATACCCATTCATTAAGGTTATGACTAATTACTTAGTCGTTTTATTCAGTTGTTCAGTAGTTCTGAAATAAACCATACAATACCGTTTAGTATTGTTCTTATCTAATACGTAGTAACGTTTGATACCTGTTTTGGTTACATCAAACCCATCAGAGACCGTTTCAACTTCTTTACTGACTACGTTTCTTATGTTGGTCATATTCTCAGTTTCAAAAGAACTTCCACCACCTTGACCTGATGTTATTTTACCCTTATCTTGTAGAGTTTTAAATACATCCTTGATTTTCTGTTGTTCTTCTGTTGAAAAACCATCTAAGTTATCAAGAACTGAAGTAACGGACTTCTTGGAAAGTTTAGTTTCCTTAGTCTTCATTACATCCTTAATATCTGTAGTTGGTGTTTCAATACTAACATCTGAAGTAATAAGAGATTTACTGTCATTAGTTTTAATCTTACGTTTCATCTCTAATCCTTCCTATTGTTAATTGTGAGTGTTTAATTGATAGTTAAAATTAATACCTATGATATAATTAAACAAAACAATAATTCATTAATACCAATTAATCCGATTAATAGTTAAAACTTATATGACTTCCCATTCCTTTTAATTAAATAGGTAGTGAGTGAGATTGACGGTCGAATTTTACCCTCAAAAACTATCCATAATAGATATTATATGTCATTTTGAAATCTCACGAATAGGTTATATGGTTTTCAACGTAAACCCTACGAACAGGAAAACCGACACCCCCGTATGGGTCGATAATAAAAGAACCACACTCAAAATAAATAAATTTTCAACGTTTTTTATTACTTCCCTTTCCATTTACGTGAATTGATTAAAAACCTGTTTCCTAATTTTTTTTTATAAAAATTTTATACTGATGCCTAGGCCTAGGCTTTAATAGCTTTAGTAGTAATAGCTTAATTTATATATATTATATATTTAGCTTATAATTTATATATACTATATATACTATATATAGGTGACAAAATTAGAAACTTATTGTAAGTTTTTGTGTCTAATCGTATATTATGTCTGAAATGAACAGTCAAATACAAGTAGCACGTAAAAATTGTGCAAATTTCAACAATGGTGATTGTCTAGGTTGTATGTTCAAACGGGAAGAAGATGGGTTGTTAATGAGGATTGATAGTAAGTTTGCTGCAAGACCTTGTTCTGTAGATAAAGGCTGTACTTATTTTGATAAAATTGTCATGAAAGGCGTAATATGCACTTAACAACATTTGATGATGAAGCAATGATGGTGGATGCGGAGTCCTATTTTTACTTATGGTGCTGTGACTGTAGCTTAAGACACTTAGTTTGTATCGAAGCAGTTGGTCAAGGAGCGGATAAGTTTAAAACAGAGGGCGGTAGAATTGCAATTGCTATGTCAAGAGACCAAAAGGCTACGGAAATAGCTCGTAAAAAGGATAAGCTCGTAATGTATCATAGGAAAGATGATAAAAAAGATGCCAAAACGAAAGAATCATAGACGAGCGATTGTAATACCTGACCAACACTTTCCAATTCATGACCAAGCGGCTGTGAATGTTGTTCTAAAGGCGATTGAACTTGTAAAACCCAATATTTTCGTAAATCTCGGAGATTGCGGAGAGTGGGAAAGCGTGTCAGCCTGGAAATACAAGGGTAAAAAATTGCCAGAGCTCGAATATCAGTTACCATATATTGATAAGGAGATTGAAGAAGTTAATAAAGGTATTGATATGTTCGATAAGGTCTTAGATAAGATAGATTGTAACGAAAGGTACATTTGTGCTGGTAATCATGATGAATGGTTGGATGCCTTTGTAGATAGATATCCGTATATGAAAGATTATACCTTTAGAAAAGCGTGTAGGTGGGATGAAAGAGGATATAAGTACTTAGGATATAATCATCCACTTAGAATTGGTAAACTAACCTTTATTCATGGTGCATTTGCTACTGTCAATCATGCAAAGAAACATTTAGATACCTATGGAGCTAATATTGTTTATGGACATACTCACGATATACAACGAATGACTGGAACAAAGTTGAATGGTACGATTGGTTCTTGGTCTTTGGGTTGTTTAAAAGATATGTCTAGGGAACAAAACAAGTGGTTAAGAGGTAGATTACATAACTGGGCTCATTGTTTTGGTATTATTGATTGGTTTGAGTCAGGAGATTTTAGACTGGATGTTGTCGACATTCATAAAGGAAAGACTTTCGTCTGGGGGCAGACGATAGATGGAAACGAGTAGGAGTAAATATGATTACTGTTTCCTTTAACATCTATACTCGGAGGGGCGGCCTTGGGCGCCTAATCGACAGGTTGGGAGCAGTATAGATGCAATCAAAGACAATTTCTCGTAAAACAGAGTATGTTTACGAAAACATTGATGAGTTTCGTACTGTATACCCTAATGAGAAGTTGGTGTCCGATTGGCGGAAAGCTAATGAAGGACAATGGGTTCTTACGGATGATTTACAAGTTTGTAGGATTTTGAAACGTAGTAACATGAAAACAGGGGCAGGAAAGAATATGCCTTACGTCAGAACCATTTTAGGTACATATACTACTAATCCAAATGTTGACATGGGTGGTAATCCACCTAAGAATGTCTATTCGTTCTCGAATAACAAGTTTTGTAAGAAATTAAGGTCAGAACGTAAGAAACCTACTAATAATGAATTTCTATTTGCAAAGTATGTTGCAAAGGGAATGAATCCAACTGAGGCTTATATGCGTGTATTTCCTACTAAAAAGGAATTATATGCAAAGGAATCATCCAGAGGTCTCTTGAAAACTAAAAGGGTGCAAAAATTGGTTACAGATGAAATAGAAGCTATATTAAGTGATATTGGTGCGTCAAAAAGTTATTTACTTGAACAAACTAAAAATGTTATTGATAACATAGATGGTAAGGATGGAGACAAGTTAAGAGCGATTGAATTACTAATGAAGATTGCAAATATGTTTCCAAATGAAAAGAAGACTGAATCATTAACAGTTTTTCAGGGATTTAGTGAAGAACAGTTAAAACGTATCAATTCAAGCGATACAAAGGTATTGGCTCATGCTGAAAAAAGAATCGACAACTCGACTCACTCTACATGATATAGGCGTTTGTAGTTCATTAGAAATTTGTAAAGTGTGTGATAAACCATTACTCGATACACAAAAGGTTGTCTTAATGGATGTTTTTAATGTAGTTGCGGGATGGCTATGTCCAGAATGTACATCATTATACGATTATGATGACAATTTACTTGATATAGGAGAATTAGATATTTATTCCAATATTAGAGGTTTTGCTTAGGTGGAAGATAAAAATATAAATATCTTATCCAACATGGAGGAGAAAGATGATGTTATTGCGCGTTCTTATAACGACCTATTATATTTTGGCCGTGCTTTTTTACCTGCTGATTTCCTTAATAAAAGTAGTTCTCCCATCTTTCATGAAGAAGTTGGTAAAAAACTTATTGATACTAGTCCTGGCGCCCGTATTTGCAACATTCTCCCAAGAGGATTTGGAAAGTCCATTCTTTCGAAGGCTGCGATACTTCATAAGATATGTTTTGCGCCAAAGGGACACCGACAGTTTATAGCTTGGGTTGCAGAAGAACAAGGTCAAGCCATTGACCATTTAAAGTATGTCAAGAGTCATCTTGAGTATAATGAATCAATTCGATACTACTTTGGTAATCTTGCAGGGGATGCAGTTGGTAATAGATGGACTGAGAAAGATATTGTAACTGCAAAAGGAGATAGATTGATTGCCAAGGGTACTTCTCAGAGATTGAGGGGTCGTACTGAAATAGATGTACGATATACAGGAATTATCCTTGATGACTTTGAATCAGAATTAAATACAAAAACACCTGAAAGACGTGATGAGATTAAAAAGTGGATTGTGTCTACTGTTTTTCCTGCTTTAGAAGAATCACCGGGTAATGAAGGATGGATATGGTTATGTGGTACGATTGTTCACTATGATAGTTTTTTACAGATGGTGGTTGATGGTAGTGCGTTAGCAAAACGAGAAGAAAGAACATATCCGTGGGATGTTACATTTTATAGAGCACTACAAGAGGGAAAGTCCATTTGGCCCGAACAATTCCCAATATCTAAGTTAGAATCAAAAAAGAGAGAATTTATTGAAGCGGGATTAGTTAATAAGTTTGCTCAAGAGTATATGAATGATGCTCGTGACTTATCAGCCGCTTCATTTAAAACAGATAGGATTCAATATCATGACGGAGCATTCAAGTCAGTAGATAATTATTGTTATTTAGTGATACGAAACGAAGCTATTCCTATTAATGTTTATATTGGTGTTGATATTGCTGCGACCGCAACTAAAACATCAGACTTCCAAGTTATTATGGTAATAGGAGTCGATTCAAATAAAAATAGGTATGTATTAGAATATTATAGAGAACGTATACCTACATTTGATTTACCACAAGAAATTATTAAGATGGCCCGGAAATATAGTCCTGTTAGGAGAGTTACGATTGAAACAGTAGCAGCTCAAGAAATGGTTCGTGATATGGTGACTCGGATGGCAACAGATGATAGAAGACTAATACCAGGAATATTTAAGGGAGTTAAACCACCTGCGGGTATTAAAAAGGCTGATAGGTTGGAAACTTCATTAGGGCCGATTGTGAATAGTAAGAAATTATATATTCGTAGAGAAATGACAGAGTTAGTAGATGAGATGTTTGAGCACCCAGTCCCAAAGAACGATGACCTAATGGATGGACTTTATTACGCTGATTACTATGCAAAATCTCCATTAAGCTCTTCTGTTTCAGTAAAAGACATGAAATCTGGTAAAAAAGGTAGCAAAATAAAAGGTTATTACAACTGGATGACGGGTGCTAGACGATAATTGGAACTTTTTAGTTGATTTTAGCGTTATTTTATTTAATTTTATGCTATTTTTATTTAATTTTATTATAAATCGAGAGTCTGAGTATATATGGCATTAGAACAACACCCTTCAGCAAAAGAAAATCAAGAACTGCATAGACGGTATAAAGATGCTCGTTCTGACTGGGAAATAGAGGCACGGAACGATATTGACTTCTATCATGGTAATCACTTTACTACTGAGGAGTCTAATGAGTTACAATCTCGCAATCAAGCAGATGTCGCTATGGACAGGATTTCTCCTGCTATTGAAAAACTTAAAAGTGTTATAACAGCTAAACCACCTGTCTTTACAGCAATTCCAAGAGAAGATTCAGATGCTCATATAGCATCAGCTTGGCGTACAATCTTAGGATATGTATGGGAGATTTCAAATGGCGATGTTCATATGAAAAATGCTATTCATGATTATGCTGTGACAGGATTGGGATATTTATATGTTTATATCGATAATGAGTCTGATTTTGGAAAGGGTGAAGTTAAGTTTACCTCAGTTAATCCATTTAGAGTCTATGTACCACCCTCATCTCGTGATAGGTTCTTTCAGGATGCTGACTCAATTATTCTCTCTACTATCCTAACAGGAGCTCAAATAATTAATCTGTACCCATCACTAGGGCCTCAGGTTGATGAGGAAACAGGAGAAGTAATTCCAGGAATTGTAGAAGAACTATCTACATACCGAGAAGAAGATTATCCTTATGCACAAAATAAAAACAGTATGCAGGTCTTTACACCTGATGTAACAAAAGATTTAGATTTTTATCAAAATGAACGTTATCAAATCTTAGAAAGATTTTTTAAGACTAAAGTACCATTTTATCGTGTTGTCGATTCTCGTAGTGGAGAAGAAATGGTTCTTAACGAACAAGAATTCTCAGCGTTTTTAGAAGAAAATCCAGGAGTCTTTGAGCGTGGATTGATGAGTTTTGAGGAAGTATTACAAACCCGTGTTGGTGTAGTTGCGACAGTTGGAGAGGTTGTTTTATACGAATCTGTTCTCAATACTGATGTATACCCTATTGTTCCTCTACCAAACCTATGGTCAGGTACACCATATCCAAAATCGGATGTATCTAGGACTCGACCAATGCAACGATTACTCAACAAATTGTGGTCACTCGCTTTATCACACGCTCAAGCTTCTGCTGGATTAAAATTATTAGTTCCATTAGGAAGTGCGGTAAATGGATTAGACCAATTAGAAAAAGATTGGGCAAATCCAAATGCTGTGATAGAAATTGATACTTCTCAAGGAGAACCTCATTATCCAGCTCCAACACCATTAGCATCTGAATTTTATCGTTTAATTGAACAAGCTGAGTTTTATATAGATTTTATTTTTGGTTTACCTGAGATGATGCATGGTTTTTCAGAAAAAGCACCTCAAACAGTTAGAGGGACTGAAAGAATGATGATGTTAGGTTCAGAAAGACCAAAATCTAAATTAAGAGATATTGAGTTTAGTATAAATATTATAGGTAGATTACTATATTCATTCTCAAAAGGTCATTATACTTTCCAAAAAATCTTTAGGTTAATTCAACCTAATAATAATATTAATGAAGTAACCGCTAATCTATATACCAATATGGAAGAAACGGTTATTGACATTTCAAAAGATAGAAATAATATTGGTCAACATGACATAAGAATTGAACCCGGTTCTACATTACCAACAAGTAAGTGGGCAGAGTATGGTGTATACTTTGAAGCCTATCAAGCTGGTTTAATTGATAGAACTGAAGTCTTGAAGAAGAATCCTGAGATATTTGATAAGGAAAGTATTCTATCAAGAATGAGTGAGATTGCTCAATTACAACAAGCAAATGCTTCGTTGGAAGAACAAGTCAAAGCATTGCAAGGAGACTTGCAGACGGCACAAAGGGAGTCTGTCCAAGACAAAAAGAGAGTTGCGGTTGAAAAGTTCAAACGTGACTTATCTGAAGTACGGTCAGACGCTAAAGCAAACAAAAAAGTGCAAACTAATCGGTTTGCAGATACGGTGAAGTTCGAGTTAGAGAAATTGAAACCTTTAGCAGATAATATGCAACAAGGTAACGGTTCTACTCAAGAAGAACCCGAAACATCGTAGAAAGGAAAATCATGGAAGATTATATAGCTGAAGCAAATACTAGCGAAGATGTTATTGATAACGTAGTCGCTGGGACTGAGGAAACTAATCCTTTTGCTGAGGATAATAGTGCATTTACCGAGCAAGGATACGAAGGTGTCCCTCAACCTGAGATGCAATCTGAGACTTCACCAGTAGATTGGGAATCTGAGAGTAAAAAGTGGCAATCATTATATGATAAGTCACAGACGAATATGACGAAACTTGAAGATGCCCTAGGAGCTGCGGTGGAGATGCAACAGAACGCTCAGGGAGTAACTGTTAATCAGCAGAAAGAACAAGTACCACAAGTATCTGAGGAAGAATTTAATCCTTGGGATGCCTATTACAAGCCGGATTCACCGTCTTATCAAATGAGAGTTTCTCAGGAGAATCAGTCGGTGTCACGTGCTATTGAGGGTCATATGTCTCAAATGAATGAGAATATTGCCTTGAATAACACAATTAACGAGTTGAAAAACGTGCATAAGATGCCCGATGATGATGTTAAACAATTTTTAGAGTTTGTTACTCAACCAAAAGAAAATGTTGGTTTAGACAATCTTGTAAAACTTTGGCAAGATGTCAACGGTAAAAAAGCATCTCAAGGCGTTTACGACTCACTTGAAGCGGTAAGAGCTTCCAAGAAAGCACCTGTAAGTCCTGGAGCGATACAAGGGCAAGACCCTCGTACTCGACCTAAGAATGAAGAAGATTCAGCTTGGGATGGGGTTATGGGCGCAAATGTTCATGGAAGATTACCGTAAATCTTAAATAATAAAGGAGTGTAAAATGGCAATTACTCAAGGTGGAGTAAAAACTACAGATGTCGTCCAAGCTTCGTCAAATAGTCACGCAAGTGCTCATGGTAGTACGCCTGACGTTAGACGGATATATAATTTTGGCGATAGAGTAGCAGACCTTTCACCAGAAGAATCGCCCTTTTTCGTATACTTAAGCAAAGTAAGTAAAGTACCTACTGACGATTCAGTTTTCCGTTATCTGGAAGACCGTTCTAAAATCGATTGGACTAGTAGAGACTTTGTTATGGCAAACGCACCTGGCACAGTAGCTGCTGGAACTAGTTATAGTTTTTCAGTAGCTGACGCTGCAACACCAACAGCTTCTATTGATTGGTTAATCAAAGGAATGGTATTTGCAGTAGAAGTGGCTGAAGGAGCTCAAATCATAGTAAGAGTTGATAGTTCTCCAGTTGATGCTGGCACAACAACTACATTTACTGGTAAGATTATTAGTCTTTCTAATAGCTCTATTACTGGTTATGCAGCTATTGCTGATAATGACCGTTGTCAGGTTATTGGTACTGCTTTCGCTGAAGGTACTGGTTCTCCTGATGTTTGGTCAAGTGAAATAGAAGACAACTATGGTTACACGCAGATTTTTAAAACTGCGGCTGAAATGACAAATACAGCAATTGCTACAAAATATCGCGGATATGCGAATGAGTGGCAACGTATTTGGGCACTTAAGCTTCGTGAGCATAAAGTCGATATTGAACGAGCCATGCTTTTTTCACAAAAAGCTCGTCAGGGAA